CATTATCCTTAGTTTATTCCTTGATCTACGCCCACGAGACAGGTGGGTGTGTCTGCCAGTTTCACCACCCTACAGTATTTGTTACTTGAGTATTTTTCTGTACTCTACTACTGCTACAAACACGCAGATTAAGACTACAGATAGGTAAATCATTTCCATATTTTCGGTGTTTTAATAAAGTGCAAAGATATTAAAATATTNAACCCTTTACTATTTAATTNTCANNTAGTTANTAGTAAGAACGAGGAGAAACTCCCACAGCCTCTCCCCGACTCTCACGTGTTGATTTCTAAATCCCGTTAGAAATGCCTGCTTCCTAGGGCAGGACTTGTATTGCCCAACTCACGCTTGGTGCTCTCGTATGTCGGCAGCACTCACGTAGCTTGCTCACGCACTAAGGCTAGACAATAAATTATAGTAGAGGCATCACGTACCACGAATAGCCTTGGGGTTGCAACCGACTTGTTACAGTTTAAGGTCTAGGTCGTAGACCCCCCTCCACTTGCTGATTCTTAATGAACATCGTGAGACAGACAAATAAAGTCGTGCTCAATGATGCCAGTAATTTTTATCTCAACCTCGTTGGTAGATTTGCATCTTATCCTCAAGGTACTCATCAAGTGATTAATTTTATATAGTTCTTCAGGAGTTCTTCCCGTCGTACAAGTCGTGTATGCTGATTTTTTCCATTCCTTTGCTGGCTTCTTTATCCCCTTCACGTAACGAATAACTCTCCACTCGTAGTTTATCGTAGTATGATATATTTCCTTCTTCATTTCTTAAAATGTCTACTAGTATATCTAACTTACCCTCCATAGAGGTGTACTTATCTTCAAGTATATTTAATAATGATTTCTTCATAACGTCCTCTTGCTCTTTAGTTACTACATCAACCTTATCCTTAAGGTCTTTAATTTCAGGATCGAACCTATAACTACTTACTACATAATTGTAGTTATGTATTAGAGTAGAGTGGTGAAGACCCATAAGCTCTCCCATCCTTGTCCAACCCATGTTGTATCTCTCCCTAAGTAGGTATACTAATATCTTCCTAGCGTTAACCCTCTTCCTCTCTCTCGTGTTCTTTAATATCCCTGCTTTAGATAATCCCGTAGCGTTAGATACTACTTGTATTAAATTCTCAAATGCTTTCTCGTGTTTCATATCAGTTCTTTAATTAAGGTTCTTGTTGCGTAAATAATAAATATCAATCCCATTGTAAAGTCTATGGTTTCCATGTTGTCATAGTTAGAATGAATCTGTTGGTTGTGCTGCTATAAATTTCTCTTCGTAATCTGCTGGGTCACTAAACTTGGTGTACTCCTTCTTAAATCTAAGAGGTAGTGTTCCCGTACCAATGTTCCTACCCTTAGCGAATATAAGGTCTACAAGTCCCTCTGTAGGTTGTCCTGCATCGTCTGTCATTATACCGTAGTACTCTGGTCGGTATACAAGCATAACAATGTCTGCTGCTTGCTCGATCTCTCCTGACTCACGAAGATCGGATAGACTTGGTCTACAACCATCTCTTCTCTCTACACCCCTACTAAGCTGAGATAGAGCTACGATAGTTACGTTCAGCTCTTTAGCTATGTTCTTAAGCTCACGAGCTACTACAGCTACCTCCTGCTCTCTGGATGCTCCCGTAGCCTTAACAAGCTGTAGGTAATCCACTAAGAAAAACTTAACATCCTTTGTGATAACGTACTGACGTATCTTGTTGAGGAGGTATCGAAGGGACGAGTCTTTACACTCATCTATGAATAGGCTTGTATTCTCAAGCTTACCTATAGCCCTATCGACTCTCGTCAGTTCTTGGTCTTCAAGGGTTCCCTTCATTATATACCTATTATTAACCTCACTCTCAAGGGACACTAATCTTTGTAACAACTGCGTATCACCCATCTCGTATGAGAATACTGCCGCAGGGATGCCTGCCTTGGCACAGTTGTAGCAGAACGATAATCCTAGGGATGTCTTACCCATAGACGAAGCACCACCTATGACTATAAAATCAGTCTCTTGCCACCCACCAGTAAACTTATCTACAGACTGAAAACCAGTAGGTAGACCGATCATATCATCTGAGTCCATTCTTCTTCGGATGTCGTCGTGCAACACCTTTAGTTGTTTCTTGATGTCGGGTATATCACTACCCCTGACCTCTGATATAGGCTTGAGTTCTGATTCTACAAAGTCAAGGATTCTAAACAAGTCCTCGTTCTGATTAATTTTATTACTCGTTATATCTATTAGCTTTCTAAGTCTAACCTTCTTCTCTTCTTGAGATAGGTATAGAACCATGTGTTCTGTGTTGTGGTGGCTAAAGTCTTTAGAATAACACTCAGCTATCCTATAGTCAGCCATAGAGTCTTTTACTAAGGACGATAGTACAACCATGTCTACTGCGTCACCCTTGTCTAATCTATCTGATACAACGTTGTATATCTTTTTATTTAAGGGATCAGAAAATATACCACCACTAATGATGCTGTGGTTATCGTAGTATTCCTTTGGGTATGACATGATACGACCAAGTAGCATTACCTCCATCTCTGTATTATCTTTCATCGGTATGGTATTTTGGTTTAACGTATCGGTTTGTTTTCTTGGTATCTAATTTTACTTCACTCTCCCAGCCTTTATTGTGTAGCCAAGTTGAGGGCATCTTTCTATACTGCTTATCTGGAGTAGAGTCTACATACGCCTTTACACCTTTTACGGCATTGATCATCTCTTCGAGTGTAAGATTCATAAAGGCTTTTTTTGCCTTACCTTTATCTACCCTTTTATCGTATAGATTCCAAAACATCTCGAAGCCTTTTTCTTTTCTCTCGTCTTCCTCAATCTGCTTCTCCTGAGATTCAAAGCGAGCATCTGTGGTGTTAAGGCAATGATTGATATTATTAAAAGAAGCCAGAGCCTCCATCTCGTTGTTAAAGATAGCATCATGTTTGTTGTCTGTAAAGTGAAAGTGTATAGTACGACCATCAATCTCTACAAAATTTAATCTATCTGTAATTATTACGTCTGTATCTGATACTCTTAATCTCATAGTGACAGTGGTTTTTGGTTAGGGTTAAAAAAAGGAGGGGACTAAGCCCCTCCAATAATTAAAACGGTAGGTCGTCAGTCTTATCCTCAGCTTTCGCTTCAGGCTTGTAGGTGTCTACCTCAACGTAGTGAGTCTTACCATACTGGTCAGCACCATCACGTTTCTTAACAACCTTCAACTTAATGAATTTCTCTCCGTTGTACTCAAAGAAGTGATCCTTTGCTTCACTACTTAGTTTTGATAGGTTTAATGAAAACTCTACCAATCCTCCGTCGAACTTCTCAGTTCCGTTTCCAATGTAAATTTTCTCTGTGTTACTCATAGCTTTCAGCTTGATTAAAATAATTAACTAATGCCTCTCTTTGTGTTATATGTAAATACCTTGCGATTTTTCTAACGTGTTTAACTTTAAACTCGTCAGGTTTATCTAAGTATTTATATAGGGTAGGTCGGCTTAACCCTATTCTTTCAGATAGCCAAGATATATTTAAATCAGCCTCTTTTAATGCGTCTTTTAATGTCATAGTGTATCCATTACAAGGTGTTCTTCAACAACCTCTTCGTTATCAATAAAGAACCTTCTGTATGTATCAAGTAGATACTTATACTCATCTCTACCCCTTGCGAGAAAGTCTTCTCCTGCGTAGAATATAGATACGTTATATGGTCTTTCTTTTTCTTGAGTTATAAATACAAACTCATCACAGTTAAATCCATCCATATAAAATGCTGACTGCCTATCGTAGCCATACTTCTTACAAGATCCACTGAACCCATAAAAGCTACCATCTCCCGTCGTTTTGAGGTCTACAAGGGTGCTACCATTTCTATAGTCAGCCTTACCTTTACAGAACACTCCAGTGTCTGGGTCTTCCCAAGCGTTAGCTATCTCCCTCTCTCCTTGAGATTGAAGGAGGTCTCTTACCTCAGCATGAGAGAATAGAACGTCCTGCATACGCATGATTCTGTCGTATTCTTTCTGTAGGATAATAGTAGGTGCGTCAGGGTTATCAGCCTTAAAGTCCTTGTATCCCTTAGTAGTCCTTGTTGCTGAAGCAAACACCTTAACTTTGTCGTTAAACTCGTTAGGCTCAAGCATAGCTACGTGGTAGGCTCTACCAAATATCATCGGGAAAGTTTCCAACCTAAGTTCAGGATGCTCTCTCATCATCTTATAGGTACGAACATCTTTCTTTATCAACCCTAACTGAGAATTTGTAACAAAGTCATAGTCTGAGTAGTAGAAAGAGTCGTCCTCTAACTTTCTTATAAAGCTATCTAAAGCCATTACGCTAAGGTTTGAGCTAATTTAAGAACCTTGTTTAGGTTGTCAGATTGAGTCTTGGTAAGTTCGTAGCCGTTCATCTTTTGCTTAACTACATCTCCTTTGCCGTCCTCAATAGCTTTAAGCATATTCTTATACTTATCTGAGGTCAATTTAGGCTTAGATGCTGGTGCAGAAGATTGCTTACGTGCTGGTGCTTTATCTACTGCACTATTGCCATCATCATCTCCCGTAACAACACCTACAAAAGATGCTAAAGCGTACCTACGAGCATAACTGATTGCTGAACCTACACCATGAGCATCCTCCTTACAAGGAATGTAGCACGTAGATTGTAGATACTCTCCACTTGAATGTGACATGATAGTGGTTACACCACCTACGTCGGTAGGCATCTGTACTATTGCTAACTCGTTCTCAGCCAATAGAGACCTAACTGAGTCCCATACTGCACCTAAGTCAGCGTAGTTAGATTTAAAAAAAGGATTCTTTGAGTTTTCTTTAGCAGGTCTTAGTTGAGCCTGCACTTTCGATAAGGCAAGAGTCAAGTTGCCTATTGTTTCTGATTTCTGCATAGTTGGTTTTGATTAAATTAACTTTCTTTTGACAAATATAGTAAATATTTTTGTCTAAATGGTGTTTTTGTATATTTTTTTTTACACCACCCCTAATATTTCGTAATCAATTTCAGGTGGCAGTAGGTTGTATAAGACTTCAGAGATTGTTTCTAAATTTTGTTGATCTTTGTCTTCATTCTGTACTAATACGATGGCACTAATGCCAAACAATGAAGGTAGTATTGCTATCTGATATAGTATAGATTCGGGCTTAACAACCACTAAGGTGTCTGTCTCAGCAAAATAAGTAAAGCTGATCTTGTTTTTATTCAAAGCCTTGCAAACTTTCCTCATGTTAGGGTGTCTACTAGGTTTTATTCTATTATTTAGATTATGGTCTATTCCCTTGTCTATTAACAGATGTATCAGCGTTTCGTCTTCTAATCTCATTTACTTTCAATAAAAATTCAACCATAGAATATTCTTTTTTAAGTAGCTCATTAAGGTCTTGCGTACCCATAGTGTCTACATAATCAAGGCAAGCAAATATTCTCTTTTGATTAGCCGTAGCCAATCTACTAAAATTTTCTTGATTTCTCAGCGATTTTGAAAAGTCTGTTAGGTTATCATATATCGGTTGTATATGTTTGTTATATACTTTCTGATACAATACGTAGTTAGAACAAGGGTTCATCTTCCCCCTCATCCAGATCTGATCGACGTCTATAGTGTTCATCTTTATACTTTGCTTTACGTTTATACTTCTTTTTATTTGCATACACATTCGGGCGTGTCGCATCCCAAATGTCCTGAATCTTTACCTTCTTTTTCTTCATGTTCTCGTAATCGTTCTTCTAACTCTTTTACTCTAATCTCTAAGGCATCTATTCTTGCCAAGTTAAATTCTTCTACGCTCATAATATTTTTTTTAGGTTGGTAAAGATACGGGTTTTTTATTAACCATTAAAATAGTTGTTACTATGAATGTCTAATATGTTGTTTAACATACTTTCTACTTCGTCGTATACTTCCATATAGTATTCTTGTGCTTCTTCGGTAAATACTATGCAAGTGTTTTTTGATAACCCATCTTGCACCTCCTTCCAAGTGTCAGCACCATAGTTTAAGGTTGTGTAATCTGTAGCTATAGTATCTACAAATACCATAAATTTTGAGTTGTCTATATATATCTTAGCCATAGTTTTAGTTTTTAAAATCGTTTGCAGTTACTACAATTAATAGTATCATAGCTAAGGTTGTTCCTATAAATAGTGTTGCGTACATAATGATAGTGGTTTAAAGGTTCGCTAATACTTCTTGTTTATCGAAACAATCATCACAGATACCATCTTCAATCTCGTGATCTTCAAAACGTTCCTGACAATCGTCGCAGTAAAGATGATCGTCTCTATTATCATCATCTCCGTTTGCTGGGTGTAGG